GTGTGGTCAGAAGAGCTGGATAATGATTATGGGTACACCCAAATCTTTAAGACAGCCGCTGAAATGTCTAACACCACACGCGCAACTCGCTATCGTGGGTACGCAGACGAATGGCAACGGATTTGGAATCTGAAGCTAAGAGAACACAAGATTGACATCGAAAGGGCAATGCTCTTTGGCCAACGGGCCAGTCAAAGCGGAATCAATTATACGGAAGGTATATCTGGACATATAATTAAAAATGGAACATCAGTTGTTGATGACAGTGCGCTGTCTTATTCAGCTGGAGCTCCGTATTTTAGAAGTTCAGCTACAAGCGAACTGACATATGACAGGTTGCTTTCTGATTTTGAGGTCGTTTATGACCCAGCCCGTGGTGGTGGACAGTCAAAGTTAGCTTTGGCTAGTTTGCCGGTGATTACATTTTTTAACAAGCTTGGAGCTGATTTCTTTGTGAATCGTTCCTATATGGCTGGAACCTCCACAACGGTCAATGATGTTACTGCTTTGCGGTACAACATGGCTGAGAAGGACGGAAAGTTCGGTCATAAAATCATGATGGTCGATACTATTCATGGTAGCATGGCTCTTGTAAAAGAACCGTTGTTCCGTGGATTCGCCTCAGGGTTCTTGCAGATGGTCGACTTAGACCATGTTGCATATAGACCGCTTGTTGGTAATGGAGTCAATCGTGATACGCATATTGTTACGAATGTTCAGTCTGCTGACGAAGACCTTCGTAAAGATATGATTCTAACTGAAGCTGGTCTTGAAGTTTCTTTACCGGAAACTCATTACCTCTTACACTTAGAAGGAGTATAATATGCGAGCTGATTATTTAAACGAGAACAGTGCTTCAACTTTCAGCTTATTGAAAAAGTGTGAAAGGATAAAAGTAGCAAGAACACTAGCGGCCGCTGATAGCGGTAAAGTTTTCTTTCTTGATTCTGCTGGAGGAGCTTATAGTATAACTCTTCCTACAGCTTCAAATGGAGAAGCTGGTATCAACTACAAATTCATCGTTGAAGAGGAAACTCCAACTGCGGCAATTACATTAGCCGCTGGCAGTGCAATTGTCAGTCTGGTTATGAAAGACGCAGGTGGAAATGCTTCTAATTCAACAGCAGGTACTCAGGTATCTAACATCGTTATTGGTACATCTGCCCAAAAGGGAGATTATATCAATATGCTTTGGTTTGGTGGTGAATGGGTAGCAGAGTGTATGTCTGGTATTGATGACGCTGTTACTACGTCTTAATCCGAATAAATAAGGATAACAGTATGGAACTGTGGGAGCTGTCGATAAAGGGCGGCTCCCGAAATCCAAAGAATTATGAAGTGTCAATATTGTCAACATAAAAATGAAGAACGATGGTTCTATTGTAGAGCATGTGGTGAACGTACGTCTGAAAGTAAATTTACAACTAATATGTTCATGGCAAGTGAGATTGGTAGGAGAAGTGATATAGAGTTCTCAAGTATTGACGTAGAGGCACATATGAATAGTATTCTTAAGAATAGAGAACTTAAACAACAAAATTTCTGGAAGGAGAAAGTAAATGCCATACGGTAAAGGTACATATGGGCGTAAGAAAGGACGACCTCCTAAAAAGAAAAAGAAATCCCGTAAAAGGAAGAAGAAGTAATGGCTGGAACATTAAAGGTAAAGATACAAGAGGACATAATCCTTGACAATCAGGACTATGGTTCCAAGAGAGTATTTGAGATATCAAGTATCGCAAACATATTAAAAAGAATAGTGACAATAGCCTCAGATGATGATGCCACTGTTCTTGTTTTCAAATCCACTACCGCTTCAGCGGATGGTGCGTTGGATTTACAGAATGTGAAATACATTCGTATTACAAATTTAGATAGTTCTAACTCAGTTAATATTTCATTACAGCTAGACTCAGGCGAGGATAATTCTGCCGCAGATTTATCAGTGACACATTTACTTGAGGCTGGCAGGAGTTTTTTAATGGGTGCTCCAGATGAGGGTGCTCACGCAGATGATGATTCAGCAACTATTGTAACTGCATTAACAGATTTAGAAAGTATTATAGTAGACCCTGGCTCTAACAGTGGTCAGGTAGAAGTTTTCGTGGCGAGTACATAATGGCTACATTTGAAGAGCAGGTAGAAGGTTTAACAAGTCTTTCAATAGATGGCAGTAGTGCACCAACGCAGACTGAATTGACTCAGTTCCTGACAGATGGTGCGAAAGAGGTAATCAATGTATTGCCTCCTGCTCTTTTGAATCTATGTGCATCTTCTGTATCCTTCACATCTGGTTCGGCAAGCACATTGAATACTGGAAATGTATTGCGTGTGTTCAGAAGCGATGGTGATATAACACAGCCATGCAGAGCGATTGATGCTATGAACAAAGGTAGGTTCAGTGATTCTGATGATATGAATTATGCAACTGTTACAGACCCGGTATTCTATATAGAGAATAATAGTCTTGATGTTCTTCCAGCTGGTGGCTCTGCTACCTATTCGGAAGTACAGTATCCCGCTGTTGCTTATGGTGATTCTGCTATATCGGCATTTCCAGATGAGGTTGAATATCTGGTTGTATTGTATGCGTCAATGAAATCTTTGCAAAATAAGTTAGGAAGCAAATCATCTGATTTACCGAGTGATGTTACATTACCTGATTTACCAGTTGCTCCTGCTGTACCATCAATATCTAATTTAACTATTTCTAATGCTGTGCCAGCATCTCCTTCACTGTCAAGTAATTCTGTTACTTTTAGTACTTCAGTGCCTACATATACAAAGCCGACATTAGCTATGGGAGTTGCACCAACAATATCAGATTTAACAATAGGAACAGTGCCTCCAAGCGTTCCCTCTGACCCCAGTTTTGATACTGGAGCTATATCAGTAAGTTCTTCAGCTCCTACATATACTAAGCCGTCTTTAGCTTTAGCGTCTGCCCCAACTATATCAGATTTGACAATAGGAGTTGTACCGCCAGCAGTTCCTAGTATTTCTACTATATCTTATATAAATGCTTTTGGTGGTGATGCAAGTGTAACTGCTGTAAGTACGGCTACAGCATCTGTTATTACAGAAGCTGATGTTAGTGGAAACGCCCCAGCTTATACTAAGCCATCAATGGTTTTATCAGCGCCCCCAACCATATCAGATTTAAATATAAATGTTGTTCCACCCAGTGTTCCATCTGCACCAAGTTTTGATACTGGAGCTATTAGCGTTAGTGCTTCAGCACCTACATATTCAAAGCCGACTCTATCATTGGGTTCTGCTCCAACAATATTAGATTTAACAATAGGAGTTGTTCCTCCATCTGTCCCTAGTCTTACTACGGTATCATACGATGATGCTAGTAATCAAGATGCTTCGGCAGATTCTATGGTTGTTCCATCTGAAGTAGATGTTAGTAGCAGTGCACCATCGTATATAAAGCCAAGTATTACATCTCAGACAAGATGGAATTCCTATTGGACACTCGCGGATTTTGGTGACAGTGACCCAGGTTCTTTATCTATTACAACATCACAACCAACTGTTCCGTCCATTAATACTGTTTCTTATACAAATGCGTCTGGTGGATATGCAGGCGCAACCGCTGTAAGTACTGCGACTGCTTCTAGTCCAATTAAGGCTAGCGTAGATAGTAATATACCTACATTTTCAAAGCCAGTTATCTCTCCAGATTTTTCTCAAGTTAATACACATTTGGATACTAATGAGGATGTTGAATTAGCATCTGTGAAAATACAGGAGATACAAACTCAGATTTCAGAGTATAATTCAGATATACAAAACGAACAAGCTGAATTCAATAAGGAGAATGTACAGTATCAGGCGAATATCCAAGCTGAATTTAACAAAGCAAATCATGATTTACAGGTAGCTGTTGCAAATGCTAATAATTTAGCGGCAGAATATAGACAAGAAGCACAGCAGACAACGGAAATGGATAAATTTAATAAACAGCAAACACAGGCTTTGAATCTTGCAAATGCGGCAAAGCAGATGGAAGATTTAATCGCCGATAATAATGGTAAGTTGCAAAAATATTCAAGTGAGATACAGTCTTATCAGGCTAAGGTAAATAACGAAGTACAGCAATACACTCAAAATTTATCTAGGTATAGTACTGAATTAAATACTGTTTATACTGCTTGGGCTAAAACAGAATCTGATAATATACAAATATTCCAATCTGATATTCAGAATGAACTTAATGTATTTAATAAAGAAAATGCTAAATATCAAGTAGAATTCAAAGAGGCTGTAGAAAAGAATAATCAGGATTTACAGGTTGAGGTAGAAAGATTCAGAGTTAAGACAGAGTTATCAAAATTTAATAAACAGCAAGACCAAGCTTTAAATTTAGCAAATGCCGCTAAACAGATTGAGGATATTATAGCAGACAATAATAG